AGAATTTGTGCTGCGATACCACGATTAGTTTCAATCTCAAGTGTCATCGTTGCCTGTTCAAATACAGACCAATGATTATGCTTGATGCAATACTTCAGTAGTCCCGCTACATTCGGATTCTCCTGATTCGCTGGGTTGCTCACCCTCGCTATATACCCCATCGTCTGTTCCGCTTGTGGTGTCACTGAGATCAGTTTCACTGGGCTGTTCAAAGATTGATTGGTCCTAAGTGTATCCGAAACCTCGTTGTGCTTTTTCCAGATGTTTGAGTTTGTTACGAACTTCAACTGCTTCGTAAAGTTCTTTTTTGATACGATAGTATTCATCGCTGTCATAAAGATGACCTTTATCAACAGCATTGCGTAACCATTTAATATACTGGTTCAATGACGTTGGAGTGTTTGTCTGCATTGTCCTCCGTAATTACCAGCATATCATAACATAAAAAAGGAGGGTTGTCAACCCCCCTTTTAAATTATCCTAAAGTTGCCATATGATACTGAGCAATCTCTAGTTTTCTTTTCTTTTCTATTTGTTTGCGTATTAAATTAAGCCAGTTCATTTGTGTCCCTCCTTTACAAACTTAACTCCACGATAGGTTTCGTTGTATTGTTGAGGTTGTTGCATCATCTGTTGTTGATACTCCAAACGTTTTTGCTTATCGTATTCAACACCACGATATACTACTTTAGACATTAGGTTTTCTCCTTAGTTTTTTAGGTTAAAGAGCGTTCCTTCAGTCGGCTTTTGCGTTCGCTATTTTCGAATAGCGAATGAACGATCCGTTCCGAGTCGGCTTACTTCCGTCGCTGAAAGCGATGAACGTAATTTATATATTGATACAATTTTGTAACATTTGTTACCGTTGAATGAACTCAAGATCATAGTGCTTTGCATTGAGTTGCTCAATGATAATATCACATGCAATCTTAGGTTCAGAATCGCCACAAGTAAATACATCTACTGCTGCTTCACCTTTTTCTGGCCATGTGTGAATACTAATATGACTTTCAGAAAGCAGACAGATTGCTGTCACACCTTGTGGTTTAAATTGATGTGACATAGTTTGTAATACATGTGCTCCACATGCTTCAGCAGCATTTTCAAGCATGTCACATAGAAAAAACTCGTTGTCAAGAAGAGACAACGAGCACCCATATAGGTTTAATAAGTAGTGTTTGCCCATTTACATTAGCCAGAATGAATCGTTTTTACCCACACAACATTTTCTAATCTTGATGTCATATCCATTTTCCATTAAAAATCTGGCGTCAGGCATGGCATCTTGCAGCTTAGTATAAAAAAATACTTCACTATATTTTTTAGTCGATACCGGAGTTCCGTTCTTATTAATTCTACGAAGAACTTTTACATCAGAAGTATCCGAAACTTTCCAGTATTGAATACAGAAAGTATTTTTATTACTGCTTTCCATTAGCGTTTCCTTTTTTCTTCTTTAGGTTTAATTCCCCATAGTTTGGGATTTACTCTACCTTCAGTTTGTTTAAATCCAATTAGACTCTCACGATATTTATCCCAATAATAATCAAATATCTCTATTTGTTTATTACAGATAACAATATCATAAGAAATTTCCCCATCCTCCTCATAAGTTACAATGTATGCAGTGTATGGCAAACTACGATCGTTTGCTAATTCAGGATCACATTTTTGATGGAGAAATTTCATTAGGCACGTCCCCCCCATTTAATTTGTGGGAATGCTTCCTCAACACAAGCACGGGTCAATTTATATTTTCTACCAAGTGCTTTATCTTTTACAAGAATAAGAACGTGTGCTTCTTCTTGATGAAGTCCTTCAAGCATTTGAATAAAAAGATTTTCTCGTTGAGATTGCTTCAAAGAAGAACTTCCTCCCTTGAAGAAAAGATATAACTTACGATATTCTTTTTCAAGAACAGTATGCTCAGTTCCTTTGGGAGCATCATTCGCTTCAAAAGGAACTTCACCTTCAGGAAGCATAGAAATAACACTCTCATCGTAGTTTGCAATCAAAATTGCACGAAGAGCAGCACTATTATGATCATGAAGAAGTTTAATTTTTTCTTGTTTTGTTTTTGCATTGCTCACTTTTTGGAGCACTTCTGAAATTAAGAGTTTCATTTTTTAAATGGCGATGAAGTACGAAAGAAGAATTCTTGCATCAAATCATTCAACTGATGCTTCTGGAAGTATTCCAAAGGAATTTGTTTCTCAATGCTATTTAGCGATTCATATTCCTCCATGATTTTTGTTTCAATTTCTTCTGGAACATAATCAAAATCAATTAATGTTCTGTTCCTACAATAGTTTTTATATTGTTCTTGGGATTCACAAAACTTTTCTGCATCTTGATCCACCCAAATATTTAATTTCTTTTGACTGATTGGTTTTTGCCTTGCTCCACTAACAAAGGTATCATCTGGCGATAAAAAGTTTGGAATGCCATCCGATTTATCTCCTTTAATTACATGCTCTTTAACAAAAGAATATGGATTATCGGAAGTTACATACCTTTTTGTTGTTGGATTAAATTGATATACTCCAGGATACTTTTGAAGTTGAATAAAGTCCTTGTCCCCAGATAGGATAAGAACTTTATTTTTGTCTTTGTTTTTACAGAGTGTTGAGATTACATCATCTGCCTCTGCTCCCATGACTTCAATAACTTTCCAAGGAAAATACTCTTTGATTTCGTCTCTAATCTTATTGAGAACGTCAAAGATTCCTCCCCAATCATGTCCAGATTTTTCACGATCCTTCTTTCTATTTTGTTTATAGAATTGAAAGTAATCTTTTCTCCAGTAATGCTTTGAATCGTATGCTAAAACAATTTCACCATACTCTGGAGAATATTGTTTTTCATACATTCGTAAACTTGTTAGAACCATATGCCTAACTAATTTCTCATTTAAGAAATCATGTTTTAATTGTGTCATCAGATTACTAATCATAATCTGATTCATATCAATAATAATCATCCTCCTCTTCCTCTTCTTCTTCATCAATAAATCTTACCGATAACAACTCTTCATTAATCATGATACCTTCATCATCATACATTTCAGGATGGAGTTGAGGAGAATTTCTGTTGTAAAGATTATAAATGATGTCATTGATATGCCACCCAGCTATAATTCCCACAATTAAAAACAGAACCATAAAACATCCTGAAAAGAATAGTGTGGTTGCTTCCATTGTTCTTTCTCCGAGCGACTTTGTTTATTCTAAGTCCCTCCACGAGAATTCAATATTAAAAAAGAATTGTCTTTTGCGGAGGGTAAAAAGTTTATTAAAAATAAAACCGTGTTTTTTTGGTTCCTCTTTCACCCTCCTGAGCATAAGCTCTACACCTCTATTTAGTGGCAGTTTGTCTGCGTTTCTTGTTCTTGGATCCTTTTTTTCTTCCTGGTTTTCGCTCATCTTCGTAACGCTTAGCATCAAGTAAAATTTTATCTAAGTAGTCCCGAATCTTTCTTGCTTTTGGTTTACCTACATGTTTGTATGCTTCGATCAGTTGTTGATTACCTCCAGCAAGATACTCAGTTAACTCTCCAATCAATTCGGCAAGAGAAGATGCAGTTAAACTATGAATGAATTCAGTGGCATCATTACGTTTTGCTTCATTGATTCTAAAATAATCATATAGATCCAAAACATATCGATCATTAACAAATGCCTGATCGATTGCTGTATCTACGATGGAATAAATTTCGTTCATTACTTTTTAGAAGTTACGAGACCCTTTTCCACAAAGTATTTAACAGTTTCTACAAGCCCACCAATTTCTTCCCCACCAATAACTACATGAGGAACTCCCTTTGCATTAGGATAATTTGTTTTAAACTCGTCCACTGTAATATCTTTGCCGATCATAATAATTTCAGCTTCGATACCAGCACGAGCCATCAACTCATCAACCTTAACACAGTAACCGCATCCAGGTTTCTTGTAAATTTGAATGTCCATAGCGAATTCAGAATCTCCTTTGGTATTGTAGTTGGTATTTAGG